AGGAACCTTATAAAAATGTTCCCCAGAGGCTATGTATTTGTTACCACTCTCTTTAAGTTCAGAGTTTAACACTTCCTTAGCTTTACAGTAAAACATTGCTGTTCCGTCTGCATTGATAGAAAAGAAGTAAGTTAAGATATTGTTATCCAGCAGCTTCTTCTTACGTTGGGGTACGTTTAAATCTTCGTAAGGGAATGTTAAACCCTTCCACGAGTTACGCACCTCAACTTCAGCTAAACCTACTAACCTATCATTTTTGTATAACAACAAGTCAATCCCATACTTATCTGGGTTATCGACTGCTCTGACTTCTTTGGTTTTAACAAAGTCTTTAACAATACTCCTACCCATCTCGTCGTACTTGGCGAATAGTTCTTTATCAAATTGCTTATACATTAGTCTTCTACTTCCAACACTTCCTCATCTAACTCGCTAAACTCACCGATGTAAACAGAGAAGAAGGGGATTCTAATAATAAGCCCCTCATAGGCAGCGATAAACCTACCCTCCTCATCGCCTACCACATGGCATATGTTGTCGTTATGCTCAATGTCAAACCCAATACCTAGGCGCATGTTTATAGCAATCATTTGTTATCCTCGTGTTTAATTCTAGCGATGATGTAATTCTTAACCAAACTACTACGAACAATGTCAGCGATGGAGAACTCAATCTCTGTAAACTCCTTCATTGACCGTAGGATGGTTAGGAACTCCAGTAACCCACTCTTGTCATCTCTCTTCTTTAGGTCAACCTGCCTGTAGTCACCGCACAGGAAGAACTTGGACGTGTGACCGATACGGGTGATGATGGTATCCAGCTCATGCATTGTACAGTTTTGACTCTCATCCAGCATAACAATAGCATTGTTAAACGTCGTACCCCGAATAAACGAGGTAGAGAGGAACTCCACATACCCTTGCTCGACCAACCTATCCCATGCGTCCTTGCGTTTGAACAGCTCAGCCGCTATCTGCTTGTACGGCTCTGTAAACTGGTTCATCTTCTCCTCGGCATCTCCCGGCAAGTGACCCATCTCCCTACTCTGCACACTACTGCGGATGATAACAAGCTTAGCATAGGGGTTAGACTTGTCCATAACCTCCTCAAGCGCCTTGTAGAAGGCAATGTAGGTCTTACCCGTACCAGCTACCCCAGACAGCGCACAGAAGTAATGACCCTGTTGGTAGGCATCAAAGAACTCCTTCTGCTTCTCTGTCTTAGGACTGATTGTTAACATGTCATCCAGTCGCATCTTCAACCCATGTTGCGGTTTAGTGTCAGCGTCTGTTGTTTTCTTTCTTGTTACCATTAAGCTGCCTTACCCCATACGTCATCCCAAGTGCCGTTAGTGGCTCCTTTGGAATAATCTGTTACACGTTGTTCAAAGAAGTTAGTGTGGCTAACACCAAGCATCCCATCCACCCAAGGCAGAGGATTCTTCTTCACCTTAAATATACCCTTCATACCCATGCTGATCAGGCGGCGGTCTGCAATGTATCGGATGTAAGTTTTAACATCCTCTGCACGTAAACCCTCTACCTCAAACATACCAAAGGCAAGGTCAATAAACTTATCCTCTAGCGCTACCATCTCCTGAGCAATCTCCTTGATGCGGTCACTACTGCTCTCTTCTGGGTTCTGTTTCACCCAATCACGGTAGACCTTAATCATACCCTCAGCGTGTTGTGTCTCATCCACGATTGACCAAGCAATAATCTGCCCTAACCCCTTCAGCTTACCGTGTCTAGCAAAGTTTAACAACATGACGAACGACGAGAACAACTGCATACCCTCACCAAAGGCGCTGATAGTGGCAATCTTCTCAGCCATAGGAGCGTCACCAAGCGTCTGGTAGTACTCATGCTTCTCTACCATCTCACCATACTGCATAAACTCGTTGTAGGTGCTCTCAGGCAGCCCCAACGTCTCAATCAGGTGGGCATAGGCAGCTACATGTAACGCCTCACGACCAGCAAAACCTGACATCATCATCCGCACTTCCGGCTGTTTAAACACTGGTAGGTAGTGGGTGTAGTACCCGTCACCAATGTCTAAGTCACCCTGCACAAAGAAGCGTAGGATTTTGGTTAGGAAGTCTTTCTCCGACTTGGTTAACTTCTTCTGGTAGTCCTTCAAGTCCTCACCCATAGGCACTTCCGTGTGTAGCCAGTGGCTCTGCTCATGTTGTAACCAAGCGTCATATGCCCAAGGGTATTTGAACGGCTTGAATGTGTTTCTCTCTTCTGTTAATTGTGGTTTCATTACCATTGTCTCCATGTGTTAGCAATAATGTGTAGACAGGTGACTATCTCTAGCCACCTTATCCAACTTAACCTTCGCAAGCTAGGCATGTTTCCCCGTTCACGATAGCTGTCATATTAATCGTCTCCTCAATACGTTGACGTTTAACCTGAGCACCAACCTTGTCTGCCTTACGCACCTTATCAGAGCGGAGGTAGTACAAACTCTTTAGCCCCATCTTCCACGCCATGAAGTGTACAGCATGTAAGTAGGCAATGGTTGTGTTAGGCTGGAAGAATAAATTAACACTCTGTCCTTGGTCGATATACTTCTGTCTATCTGCCGCCAACTCGACTAACCATCGCTGGTCAATCTCCATCGCTGTCTTAAATACTTCCTTCACATCCTCTGGTATGTCCAAATGCTGAACGCTACCATCGTTGGCAATAATAGAAGCCCAAGTGTCATCGTCATCCATACCAAGTCCAGCAAGACGCTCCGACAAGAATCGATTACGGTAGACAAATGCACCACTTAGGGTATCCTGCCGAAAAACATTTGCTCGATACGGCTCCACGGATGGCGAAGTGTTACCCATAATAAGACTGGAAGAAGCATTGGGAGCGATAGCCATATGATGACTAAAGCGACGCTGAATGCCAAACTCACTTGCATCCGGGCAAGCGCCTCTTTTAAGAACGAGAATATTATCTGCACGAGCACACTCCTTGTTAATATGAGCGAAAATATCTTTGTTTGTTAACTTAGCCATCACCCCGTCGATAGGCATGTTGTTCTTCTGTAAGTAGGCATGAAAGCCTAACGAACCTAATCCAACAGACCGCTCGGCAGTAGCAGACCGTACAGCACGACTAATATGCTTAGGAGCGTTAGTGATAAAGTACTCGACAACATTGTCCAACATTTCCATAACATCCGGGATAAACTGATCATTATTTTTCCAATCATCATAGTACTCCAAGTTAACACTAGACAAACAACACACAGCCGTTCGTTCAGCGCTGGTGGGTAGGAAGATTTCGGTACATAGGTTAGACCCGTTAATACGTAACCCTTTATCCTTTAACCACTCAGGCATATCCCTGTTAGCCGTATCAATGAAGATGAAGTATGGCTCACCCGTCTGCATACGTAAGTCCAACATCTTCTGCCACAACCCTTTAGCACTGACCACTTCTACGACCTCGCCATTGGCGGGGTTTTTTAATGCCCAATCGTCATTGGCCTCTGGGTCTTTCATACACCGTTCGATCACCTGCATAAACTCATCGCTTATGTTAACACCGTGGTTCAGGTTAAGCGTCCGCAGGTTTTGATCACCCGTCGGTTTACGCATCTCCAAGAACTGAATGATGTCTGGGTGACTTACATCAAGAAACGCTGCATAAGAACCCCGACGTGTTCTGCCCTGTCGGTAAGCCAAAGAGGAAGCATCGTACATTTTGAGGTGTGGCATAACACCAGTTGATTTATCATCACTGTTACGTATCCCAAGGTGTATGCCAACACCGCCACCCAACATACTAAGCCAATTAGTTTCAGATAAGTTGTCAACGAGACCCTCAGCACTGTCTTCAATGTAATTAAGAAAACAGCTAATAGGAAGTCCACGCTTACTACGACCAAAAGAAAGAATGGGAGTGCTATAAGACAACCAATGCTTAGAACTATACTCGTAAAGTCGCTGAGAATGCTCAGGATTACTTCCGAACGCTTCCGATACATACGCAAACCTCTCTTGTGGGCTAACCTCCTCCTCCATCATGTAACTCTCACGCAACCGTTGCAGTCCGAGAGCGTCGAACAGTTTGTCCCGTTCTAAGTTTATTTTAATTGTCATCAAGTGCTTCCTCTAAATAATCAGCTATGTCTTCTATCTTATCCTGAAAACGGTTGACAATCTCTTCACTGTTAATCTCCAACAGCTCCAAGATTGTCACCTCGTCCAGACGTTTTAGTTTATCACAAATGTCAGGTATCGTCAGCATATTTCTTCTGTAAGTAATTCATAGAGAGAAACATCTCGTCGAAAGCCCCGTCCTTAACCTCGTTCAACATGACCAACCCACGCCAATGTGTGTTGCTTAGTTGATCCATGTAGTCTTCGTCGTGTAGGTAGTAGCTACCAGCGATTATCCCACAGATGGCGGTTCCGTCTGCTCTTTTGCCATAAGCAACTTGCTTACCTTGTTGATGCCCTGCAACACAAGACATGTGCAGCTTATTAACGATAACACTAGCAGAACTAGCTGGTCGCCCCATAGCACCAACAGGGAAGTAGTGGCAGAAACCAACACCATTGATAAAAACAGGTTTAAGAAAGTCATATACATCCCAATCTTTTTTGTAGTCTAGGTCATCAGTCGAAATCACACCCTCAAGCATAGGCGTGTTAGCCACTGCTCGGTTGATACGGTTCTCATGGTTACCCATTGTTAACACCATACGAGGTTTATACACCTTGTGCTTTGTAATTTTCTGTGTTGCTTGTAAATCACGCAGAGGCTTCAACAGCTTCTTCATGGCTACCTTCACACAGTTAACGTCATCCTTGTAACGCTTACCTTCAAAGTATTTACTACCAGTCTTATCATGCGTAGACAAGGAGGGCATATCAGCGAAGTCGCCAATGTTGATAACAACATCTGGTCGGTAATCCACGATAGCCTTCCCTGCCCACGTTAGATGATCAGTAGCTACTCCCGGCTTCACTTGGCAGTCAGGAATAACAAGTATCTTCATGCTCGAAAGCCTCCAGTATCTAACCCTGTATCCCAGTAGTCTTCTAACATGATGTCTACCTTCTCATAAACACCGACATAACCGCAGGAGTCTAGAAAGGCAGCAAACTGCCGCATGACATCATCCCATCTGGCATCCTCATTACAAACGTAGAAGTGTTCTGAGGTGGTCTCTACACTTGGTCGTGAGCACTTCTTCTTAAAGTGGTAATACTGTTTATCTTCCATTTTTCTCTCCATAAATGCTAGGGAACAAGTCAGTCAAAATCGCTTTACACTGATCTGCTACTTCCCTATGCTCTTTTTGTGTTGCCTCGTCACAGCGGATGTCAACATAGTGCATCCAACTCCGTAACGTCCCGTTCATATACATCCGACTGTTTGTTAACCCCTCTGGCAAAACCTTCCGGGCAACCTCCTTAGCTATCCCGTTATTCAGAGCAGCTCCGTACACCCCTTTAGCTTGCGCTATTAAACTACGTTGCATCTCATCCCACCAGCGCTGTAACTCTCTGTCCTCAGTAGGGAGACTGTTCTGTCGGTTCTTCTCATCCTGCAACCGTACCTCACTGTACTCCATATCCAAAGCCTCCGCATACCGCTGACTAAACTCTTGGAAGCTAAACGACCGATGCCTCAGAATCTGTCGTGCTATGTCCCGTGTTACCTCAATCTCCATACAAACATTAACCATCTCGAAGGGTGACCAATGCTTGTTATTCATCAGGTAACGTAGCAGCTTAGGCGCTGTCGCTACGTTATTCTGATTCTCTGGGTTTGAGACACGAGCCATGTAAGCAACCATCTCTTCGGCATGAGGTGTTACCCACATTAGCTTAACGTTCATTTCTTCTTCCTCTCTTTACGTTCTTCCGCTGTCTTTTGTTTGTGACAAGGTTTACACAGCACTTGTAGGTTATCCGCTTCACAGTACAACCTATTCATATATGTCCACCAATCTTGAAACCCTTCCTTCGGAGATACAACGGGTTCAATGTGATCCACTTGTACATCTCTTGCAATAAAGAAGTCTCCACAATCAGCACACAAATAATGTTCTGCTAACCTACCACTTCGTTTGTTAATTAACCTACCTACCGCTGCGTCTTTAAGAGCCTTCCACTTAGGCGGGAATCGCTTCATATAAGCTCGTAGCGCAGATATTATAAATGCCCTAAACCTTGCCTCAGTCCATTCTCCGTCGTTATACTTTCTGTTGTTCATACTGGTACAACAACTGAGCAAACCCTTCTACAAAGCGCTCGTCTTGGTCACGTTCACCCATTGTAAACATAATCGCATGAACAAGCTCATGGTAAAAGGTAACGTCTTTATCTTGTTTTGTTAACTTCTTGTTAATTAAAATTCTGCACTCATCGGGGTTTGTAGAGCCTAGGTCAGGCATCTCGGTTTCTACTACCTCCCATGTACACCCTGCTAATTTAAACTTTTTCACTCGGTGGCTCCCACATTTGATTCGGATAACGACGTAACCACAACAATCTCGCATTCTCTAAAACACGTTCTTCTCCCAGTCCCTCCACACAACACTGGTAAAATTGTTGTTCTGTCTTCAGGTCGGCAAGCATTTTTGTCGCTTTCTTCTCGCCTACACGAAATATCCCTTTGATATTGTCTGCAGAATCCCCCATCAAAATTTGCTTGTAAAAGAAGCGCAAGCCGTCCTCTGGTGTCACATGCTTCTTCACTTTCTTTACAAAATTGTAGTGCCATCCCGGAACCTGCATAAAGTCTTTATCAATTGATACAATGATACTTTCCTCACCCAACTCGGTTGCCCGTATTGCAATGTCATCATCTGCCTCCTGTCCGTCGCTAACACTAGCGCCCCATGCCGTTTGTAAATATTCCCGTAGGAGAGGTAGGTGTTTCGGCTTCTTAACATCCTTCCTGTTACCTTTGTAAGGTACTGTTACCGCAACTTCATTACGAAAGTTTGTTTTGCCTGTCAGGAACAACTCATAGTCATCTGTGTCCACTAGATCAAACATTAACAAATCTTCTAAAAACACCGCCATTGTTTCGATAGCGGTGTTCTCATGCTCGTCTTCGGTAGCAAACCCTACTCGATAACAGAGAATATCTGCATCAAGTAGAGCATTCATTACAGCAGATCGTCTTCGTCAAACGCTCCACCACTACCACCAGTGTAGGGTACTAACTCAGTGATAACCATCTTACGCAATGATGGGCTAACACCCTTCTTACCTTTGAATGACCACTCGTAAGGCGTGATAATAGCCGCTGCCTTTGAGCCGTTCCCAAGGATTTCACCCTCTAGTAATGAGCCACCATCGTCGTAGGCGGCAATTGGTCGGGTGCTCTTGCAGGTGACATAAGCGCCTTTACCCTCTTTGGTCTTGACCTCAATACCCATCTCTTCCAAAGCGCCTACGGCTTTATCTGATAGGTTACATAGGTCAACCTGAAACTTACCACTCATCTCGTTGGGCTTGTTCAAGAATGCCCACATAACTTCCGCTTTAACCTTAACTGCTTCTGTATTCATACTAACTCCTTAATGTACCAAATCACTACCGTCTTCTTCGGCAATGTCATAAAATGTGGAAGTGACAACTGCTAACAAATCTAACACTTCCATATCGTTTAAATGTTGACTGAAACCTAGGCTTACTACGCCATCTTTCTCTGTAATGATGATTGCACAATCTGCGCCATCAACAACAGTAGCCAACTCTTTCAACTCACGCTCGTTCAATGTGTTTCCTTCCAGTTATTACCTACATTATATTCTCCTGTTGTTGGACACCTTAGCCCCAGTGCCACACCCGCCTCTTCGATAGCCGCTACTGCCATCTTACCTACTTGCTCTGCGTCTTCTTCCGAGACTTCTACCTGCCACTCGTCGTGCACATTTGCACAGAACTTAGCGTCTATTATACCACACTTTAACTTGTTGTTCAAGATAACTAGGGATTTTTTCATTAAAATTGCCCCTGCTCCTTGTAACAAAGTATTCAGTGCACTATGTTCGCTACGCACTAACAAATGTCTGCCATCTAAACCCGGTAAGAACCCGTCTCTTTCATACAAACGAGATACCTTATCCTTCAACTCACCTAGTGCAGGAGTGTTTCGTAGGAAGCGCCTCATCAGTTTCCTGCCTTCCTTCTCATCACTACCTACAATTGCTCCAATCTTTGCAGCTCCAGCACCATATAAGAAAGCATATATAAATGTCTTTGCTGTATTCCGATTGAGCAACCCTGCCGCCTTTTGGTTAGCCGTATGTATGTCACCATTGAGGATTTCGTCTGTATATCGAGCATCCTTCATATAGTGGGCTAACATACGTAACTCCAACCCGCTTGCGTCGATACCTACCAACTTGTTACCGGGTTCAACTGTCCACAACTCACGACACTCGACACCGTACTCACTACCACTGTTAGGCACTTGCGCCATGTTAGGGCTAATATGCGTCATACGCCCCGTCACGGCTCCATTTGTTATCACCCTACCGTGTACCCTACCATCCTCCTTAACAACGTCAAACCAGCTACTCACCTGCGAGATGCGTTTCTGTAGCATTAGATACCGAGCAATTAGTTTAGCCTCTGGTAGGTCAATACCCTCTAACACCTTCTCGTTGATGATGGTGCTTCCCTTCTCTGTTTCCTCTGTAAAGGTAACACCCAATGTCGCCAGCCTCTCAGCAATCTGCTGCCTACTGCCGGGATTGAATGGGGTCACCTTGGTTTTGAGAGTTCTACCAGTTTTCTCACTAACTCGTTCTTCGACAATTGGTGGAAACGTATCTTGCAATTCGCTTTCAATATCAGCAACTTCACCTGTAAGTTGAGCAAGAAGTACCTCACCTTTGTGCTTATCAAATTTAAATCCATGCTGCTCTTGCCTCTTTAAAATAGCCGCTACGTCATGCTCTAGCTGTACGCTTTCACCCCAACCTCTTAACTCTTGAGACAACAACTTGTACAAGTCCACAGTTACTGACACGTCCTGTCTACAATAAAAGCGGTTAAGGTTATCAACTGGATCGTCATAAGGAGTAGTAGAAGTCTTGTCATATTGTAACCCTTTCATCCAATGCCAAATGCGTGTGTACTCAACCTTACGATTCCCTAGCCTCTTGCCCCATGCTGCCAAACTGTGACCGTTTTCGATAGAGGGATTGAGTAGCCTTGACATTATCAAGGTATCTCTCACTTTCTTCAATCCAATCTTCGTTCCCCACAGCTTGTTGAGCACTGGTGCGTCGAAGCCGATCAAGTTGTGTCCGATCAATCTCTCTGCTTTGTTTATTAAGGGTATGAGTGTATCCGGTTTTGTGTGACATATGTATTCATTCGTGTCGCTGTTATGGGTATAGCAAAGCCATATCTTACTCTGCTTGCTATCTGTCTCGATGTCGAGAACTAAGTCCACGTTTACTCCTTCTCAATCCAAAATGGGTGATATTTTTTCTTACCTTTGACATATGCTTGACGTGCTTCTTCTTCTGTATCAAAAAACCCTAAGAATAAATCTTTTTTGTTTACACTAATCCTTGCTTCCCATTTTTTACCTTTTTTATTAAAAGAAGTACCACGACCTTTACAATTTTGACTGTTTTGGTGTGGAGTTGCTTCTCGTAAATTTAATAGCCTATTGTCTGTTGGGATACCATTCTTATGGTCAATAAAATCTTTTGGAAACTTACCATGCATTAAATACCAAGCAAGTCTGTGTGTTAAATATGCTTTTTTTCCAATCTGAATCCTCAAGTATCCATTGCAAAGAGTGCCTTTAAACCATCCTTTAGCGTGTTTTCGAGAGTTGTCTAACCACTTAAACAAACCAGTGTCTGGATCGTAAGTTAGGGTATCTTCAATAAGTTGTTGCATTACTTCCCCTTAGCAAGTTCAATTTCAACTAACTTTGCATAACCCCCTACATCGTGCCAACTGTCATCATAGAAGGGGTCACCGTTAACAATACGTGCCAGCTTGTTAGCAATCAAGTCCAAGCTCTCCTGCATATAGGGTTCCATCGCATTCCAACTATCCCCCGCATGCATGATATCTTTTAACCACTGTGATGTGGCTGACACATCCTTGTACTCACCATAACGTCCCTCACGCTGCTCTAGCGTCTCTGTTACATCCTTCATAAACTTAATCCTTCCTGCGGCTTCACGCATTGACATCTCACGATCTTCAAAATACTCCCAATCACCTTCCGAGATTAGCTCATTCAACTTAACAAAAGATGTGTTAATCAAAACATCCCCTTCAAATCAGGCTTACGATAATGCTCACCCTTCTTAACCTTACCGTTCTCATCGAACTTAGGGTAGCCTTTGTAATTGAACTTAGACCAGTTACTGCGGTTAACTTCCTCTACGGCAGCATCCATATCCATCTTAGCGCATACACCAACACCGACAGCTGTAACAATTTGATCTGCTAGTGAGTCAAGTAGCGGCTCACGATCTATTGATGATACAGTTTTAACACCTGCCTTCAATGCGTCAGCGAACTCCTCTAAATCATCAAGCGCCCTAGCCAAGTCACTGTTAGCGTCTATGTTCAACGAATCCATCATCTCAATGAACTCCTCAATGTGACAGCCTATCTGAACATCTAGGTCACGCACCGTTGGTTCTGGTCGAGCATGTTTGTGCCATAGGGTTATGTTGTCAATCATTACTTCCTCCGTCGTGGTAAGGGTGTCCAGCCAATCCAGAAACCATCTTCAATTATAGCAGGTGATAACGACCCGTGAGAGGCCACACCATACATACTTAGTAATTGTAACTTAACACCGTGTGGTGCTTCCTCTATCGGTCGCCAATAGTAGTTTAAGTCGATGCAGGCCACACCATCCTTAGTTATCTTATCAGTCATCATCTTCCTCTGGATTTAGGCGTTTAGCATCTTCAATCGCCACTTGAAGTGCGGTTAATATACCTAGCCTAGTCAACGCATCCAACTCCTCCGGTGAAAAGTTGAGTTGATAGTCTGCACTACCGTCCTCGTTCTCACGGATTAATGTTACTTTTGATGTTCCAATAGTCTCTGTCAAAACAACGCCTCCTGTGTCTGTTCAATTAACAACCCATGTCGTATCTTGTATGCTCGTTTCTGCACCCACTCAGGCTTGATACCGAAAGGGTTGAAGCATACGCCCGTCTTACTACAATACCCGTAGTCTTCCATCATAATACATCATCCATTAAAAGCTCTGATTCACGTAGTATACCATTGTTTTGGTTATACTGCAAGCCAAATTTAATACCTGTTGCTCGACCAGTAAACCGATCCTTCAACACCCTAAACGTCGTTGTCTGTCGCTTAATCGGGTCTGTGTGCTGCTTGTTACGCTCTAACCCAAACATGTAGTGCGACCAACGTGCAATAGCCCGTGAGCCTGTGAAATGCTTCTCCATCACACGTCCACCTTCTTCGTGAGACTTACCCTCTGGCGTTGTCAGGTGACTAATGAAGTGGATGATGATGCCAAGCTCCTGCGCCAACGATGCCATGTCTGCCATGATGCCATCAAGTGCCCTACGCTCATCCTGCTCCTGCGCCGATAACGCTGTCAGGTGGTCTAGGTAGATATGCTCAATGTCATACGCCTTGTTAAAGTACTTAATGATGCCCTTAATCGTCTTCCAATCCATAGCCCCAAAGTGCTCCATCATGTATAGCTGATCACGCTCCTCAATTCGGTTAACACTCTCCTCATACTGTGTACGGTTCCAGTCAGCGTCAGGTACATGGTATAGCCGTTGGTCTAACTTACCCATCACCCGTTGCCCTGTCTCGACCACGTTTTGCTCTAGGTAGATAACACCCACCTTCTTGTTCAACGTCTCGATGTCGTAGGCTATCTGCTGTGTGAATACGTCAGTTTTACCAACACCCACACCCGCACCAAAAGCATATAACTCACCCTTACGTCTCCCATAGGTCAACCCTGTTAGCGTAGAGAAACACCACGGCACACCCGGCACTGGTGGGGTTAACAGCCTTTGCTTGATGTCGGTAATGGTGACAATACCCTCTGGCTTATACTTCTCAGATGCTAACCACGCCTGAGAGAATAATACCTCAGCACGTTGCACCAACCAGTCACTAGCGTCTTTGTGTTGTTGACTATGTTGGAATAACAACGCCTTACCACCAAACAAGTCAGCCACTTTGTTCGCAGCTTCACGACCAACCTCATCATTGTCGAAACAGATAACAACCTTACTGAATGAGTCTAACCACTCGTAGGATGCCTTACAGTCACTAAGCGCTGACTGAGCACCTGAGCGGATACTGACAACAGCTTGCTTACCACCCATCATCTGGTAGGCACTTAACGCATCAAACTCACCTTCGCAAATGGTAACAACATCACCACCCTTAGAGAAGTTGTTTTGACCAAACAATAGGGCTGTCTTCCACTCACCTTCAACCTTAAACTGTTTATCCTTACTCCGCACCTTGTTGGCAACCTGCGTACCTGTTTTGTCAAAGTAGGGAAATAACACCTCTCCTTCGTTTGTTAACTTAACACCATAAGCCTCGACTGTCTTTAGCGCCAACCGTCGGTCACTAATACCGCTCTGAAACGCATCAGAACGGCTCAGGTGAGGCTTTTGGGGTGTGGTTGATACCTGTGGTAGGGTAACCATATTAAATCCATTCTGTGGCTTGTCTCGCACATTGCACTTAAAGCAATATTTCGAGTCATCTTCGTTGATAACTGCTGCATCACTACTTCCGCAATGGTCGCAGGGTATATGCATCTTTTTGTAGTTAGCCATTATAACTCCCAACTGTCATGTAACGTTCTCATAGCCTCCATCTCATCAATGGTTAACGAACGCTTTTTTGACTCTTTGAAGAGAGATTCTAAAAATAATTCTAAACCTATTGCATTGATAACATCAATAGCGTCATTAACAGTGTAGTACAACGTAGCTTCTTCGTTATTATTCATCATTATCCTTTGTTAGGTCAAAACAGTCTATATAGTTTGCAAGATCCGTGCCAACTTCTGATCGTAAATCTTCACGGGTCAAAACCTTGACATCTTCGTCGATGGTTGACAAGCATTTCTCACAAATGTCAATGAAATCATTAGTACTCACTTTCCTGGTAGTACTCTCAAATGGTGATAATATTACATTACAGCAATTACATCTCATTCTAAGCTCCCAATTAAAATTATAAACAAAATAGCACCCGCCAAATATATCATACTTTTTTCACCTTCACAAGCACAAATATCCCCTCTTGGTTATTCTCTTCGAGCCAATATAACGCATTACCACGCTCGGTGGTGCGATAGACAACCATGTGTGACCATTTAGTCTGAATTTCGTACATCATACGCTAACCTCGTATATATTGATATATCTACCAGTGCCTAAGTCTTGAACACCTAGGATTTCTAGCTCATCATCATCTTCAATGAGAGAGGCAGCGTCCATATCATCCATAGCGATGAAAGCATCTTCGAACACGTCATCATCTGTCACACCATTACTTTGCATCTCAATATCGGCGTAATAATAGACGCACTTACGCACTGTAACCTTGTACTTTTTCATGGTAACCCCTTAAAAATTATCGTCAATGATAGAGATATTAAACGTTACACGCTCACCCATGTCATTGAGTGGTTGTCGTAGTGTTTCGCATATCTTATCAATTTGCTTAAAGTCTAACAACCCGTTATACGTCAATTCTATTAACAACACCCCGTCGTTGTAGCCTGAAACTACCAATTTATTTGATACCATAAAAACCCCTAGTTTAGATAATGTGAGAGTGACAGAATAACCCCTAAAGCAAGCGCTAACAACCAATTACTCATGAGTTACCCCCTCGCACGTTACCGAATGGATCGTAGACCGGTTAACAGCCCTATAGCCGTTGTTTTGCACGTCATATATGGTAACGTATAGGTTAGGGTTTAAAGTGCTTACACCGCCTTTTAAATGCTTGGTAACACCTAAGCGACCCGTGAGAGTGCGTAGGCTGCCATCTTTTTTGGTGAAGGTAACCGTGATAAATTTGCCACCGCTCGATAGTAGTAGTTGGTCTAATTTCATGTATAGCTCCGATAACCTAGGAAAAGCCCTAGCCCAGAGACAACGGCAGAAAGTCTAATAGTAGTATTATTAGAGAATCTGCCGATTATGTCCTAGGGTTAACGCTCGTCTGCTAGTAGGTTTTGTTTTACCGTGTCCTCGTCTTCGTCCCAATTCTTTATCAGGCGGTCGAGGTCGTAGAGACTCTCCCATAAGTCTAAGAAGGCCACATACTCCGCCTGATTGTTGCCCATGAGGGTATCGGTCATAATCGCTCGTTTGATAAGCCGTGTGGCTTCGTCAATGTGGTGTTGCGCTTGGTCAATCATGTTTTACCCCTTTAATAAATTCTAACGCCCAAACCCTCGCTTGGTCAACGTTATCGTAAACCCTAGTAGCTACTATACTTTCACTGTCGGCGTCGATCAAGGTTACCGCATAACCTTTAGTCACTTCGGTGACAGTAGCGCATATACCGTCTTCAACGTTTATGTATGTTGCTTTTAGCATAAAACCCCCTCATTCATCGTCAGAACCCCCCATAAAAGATAAGTAAGCATCACTAATACTGTACTTGTCAATAGTGGCCCCTCTTTCTAGCTCCTCATTAATGTAATCGGCAAGGTATGCAAAAAACTCAAACAATTGCTCTTCAGTCATTTTATCCCCTTACTGTGTGAAATATAATACATCAAAATATGCGGCTAACAAAACCACACCTACCATTGTAAACATGGCATAACCTAAACCGTCAATAATAAACTGTTTCATTCTAAACCCCTTAAACCTTGTTGGACAAAATACGGATAACCTTAGCCATCTTACGCCCATGCGCCGGATATGCAATAACTGGCACGTCTTTGTTGTAACATGAGCGACACCCGTTACACTTACCGTCGTTAGCGTATGCTTCACACAAGGTAGCACCACTGGGCAATGCTTCGGGGTTATCAATGATAACGGAACCATGACGGGCATCAAATTCACCCGATACGCTATCGCTTGAAAACCTAACCATCACATTAGGCAACGCTTGCATCTTAGCTATAACTTTAGCAAACTTAGGAAACTTAGCCATGCGGGTTGGTAGCCAGTGCTTAACCCACGGCGTTGCTTCCATAATTTCTAACATCTTATCGGCTAACCCGATGGCGTACATATCACCACTGTCAAACCAACGGAAATAACGGCTACTGTCTAACTGTTTAACCATATCGGCAACCCATGCGTCACGTTGCCAGTCTTGTTTATTCTCTAGCCGTGGGGCTTTGACGTTGGGAAAGTTATAGTTACCAGTGGTGGCATAACAACCCGAACAAGCCGGGACTAATGCGCCGTCTTTGCCTAGCGACCCTGGGCACGTCTCGATGGCCTGCAGTGACCAGGAGAGGATGCCATCTAGTTTACTTGTCTTGCTAATGCGTATCATGTTAACCCCTTAGATAGAAAAGACAATAAAACCTAGCGTCAAGATCGACACTAGCATGACTGACGCTAAGAAACTAGGTAGGCTACGCTTTAAGTCTCTTTTAAATTGACGCTGTTTATATGTTGTCATTGTTAACCCCTTTAGGTTTGGTTGTTGATGTATCAATGATAACGTAGTTTTCTACGCTGTCAATACTTTTGTTGATTGTATGTTTTAATCGGCTGCTTATCTTGATAGTCTTTTGCTATAGGTTGTCTGGTCTGTCTGTCTAACTGTATAGCCACCAGCATAGACCCTCACACATGACTATATAGCCTGTGGATAACCTGTGGATAACTTTACCTGTATGTCTATACAGTTGTGGATAACCTGTGGATAACTCTGTCCCCAATTACTGTTGCGTAGCTACAACAACACCCCCGGGGAGGGCTTGGTCTGCGTTGTATATTTGTAGTACCACCTCAGATACAAAATAGGGTATTTTAAGAACAAATAAGGGTTAATTAGAGACAGATAGTCTATATAGCTAACAAGCATAACTGCTTAATTTTTAAGCACTTTTGACTAAACAGCTAACAGGAGAGAGTTAACAAGAAAAGGAAAGCTAACAGTCGAAGTCGCTAAGGTGACTATTTCGACTGAACAGTATTTTTGACCTAAATTAATTGTAAAAAAGTGAAGAAAAGACTTGACAAAATAGCAAAAGTGTGTTATACTATGTACTATATAGGGTATGATGTTTCTGGTTACTAAATATGGTTAACCACTACCTCATAGTTCATAGCTATATAGACTAACTAGCACTAGAAAGTATGTAGTCTATATAGCCTAGTTAGTGCTACATAGGGGAACCAGCAATGGATAATCCAACAAAGAAAAAGGGTAGACCATCGAAAGATAGGTTAGCCGAAGTTAAGAAAAGACCAGTTGGTAGACCTAAAGGGGATGCCTCAGCCATCGAGGAATTTAAAGCTCGGTTGATGGCGTCACCTAAATCCCGCAAGGTGTTAGACTCCATCTTAGACGCTGCACTTGACGATGACCACAAGAATCAAGCAGCGGCGTGGAAGCTTTTGGTTGACCGTATGTTACCCATGTCATATTTCGATAAGGCCACCTCATCAAACAGTAGGCCATCTGTTAACATCACCATCAGTGGTGTTGGTGAGTCAGTCACGATTGACGAGGACAATTATATAGACGTGGAGGATGTCAGTGGTACTTGATTCATTACTTAATATAGGTGGTAAGTTAATTGACAAACTTATCCCCGACCCAGAGGCTAAGGCGAAGGCGCAAATAGAGTTAGCTCGGTTAGCCCAAGAGGGTGAGTTAACAAAGTTAGCTAACGAGACGAAGCTATACGAAACAGAGCAAAACAACCTCACAGCTAGGTTAAACTCTGATATGACCAGCGACAGTTGGTTATCTAAAAACATACGACCCATGACACTAATAGCCATCCTTATAGGCTATTTTGTGTTTGCTATTATGAGTGCTTTCGATATGAACACCAATAGCGCTTACGTTGAGCTACTAGGGCAGTGGGGTATGTTAATCATGTCCTTCTACTTTGGTGGTCGAACGTTAGAGAAGATTATAGATTTAAGGAAAAAATAATGAAACTTTCACGCAATTTTAGCCTCCAAGAGTTAACTAAAAGTGATACGGCAATTCGCAAGGATATTGACAACACACCAAACAATGAGGTGTTAAACAACTTAACCACCCTGTGTAACATGGTGCTACAGAAGGTTAGAGACTCACATGGGGTAGTTACCGTCACCAGTGGCTACCGATCCCCTGAGTTAAACAAGGCGATTGGTGGGAGTACTACAAGCGACCACTGTAAGGGTTGTGCGGCTGACTTCGAGGTTCCGGGTTTAGACAATAAAGATTTAGCTAAGTGGATTATTGATAACCTTACTTTCAAACAACTCATCCTAGAGTTTTACAAAGAAGGTGAGCCAAATAGCGGATGGGTTCACTGCTCATTCGAAGAGGGTAAGAATAACAACCAAGTGCTACGTGCTGTTAAGGAAGGTAAAAAGACCGTTTACCTAAAAAACCTTGAGTGATTTAAAGATTGAGCTGTTACCGTGGCAAAAGACGGTATGGGCTGACGAGACTCGTTTCCATGTGGTAGCGGCTGGTCGGCGTACTGGTAAGAGTAGGTTAGCTGCTTACCGATTAATAGTTGAAGCGCTACAAAGCGAAAAAGGTCATGTATTCTATGTTGCTCCTACACAAGGTCAAGCTCGTGACATCATGTGGCAAGTCCTGCTTGAGGTGGGTCATGCTGTCATTACAGGTAGCCACATTAACAACTTGCAGATTAAGCTTATCAATGGGGCAACTATTAGTCTCAAAGGTGCTGACCGCCCTGAAACGATGCGGGGTGTTTCGTTAAAATTCTTAGTCCTTGACGAGTATGCAGATATGAAGCCGATGGTGTGGGAGCAAATCCTTCGACCTGCTTTAGCTGACTTGAAGGGTCGTGCCATGTTCATTGGTACGCCTATGGGTAGAAACCACTTCTACGATTTATATCAATATGGACTAAAGGGTGAAGATGAGACATTTAAGTCTTTCCACTTCACTTCGTTTGATAACCCATTACTTGACGCAAAGGAAATCGAGGCAGCTAAGAAAAGCATGTCCTCATTTGCATTCCGGCAGGAGTTTATGGCATCTTTCGAGGCGGCAGGTGGAGAGTTATTCAAAGAAGAGTGGATAAAGTTTGATGAGGAAGAGCCTAAAGAGGGTGACTTCTACATAGCGGTTGACTTAGCGGGTTTTGAGGAAGATGGAAGTAAGGGTGTTAAAAACACTCGCCTTGACTCTACTGCTATGGCTATAGTGAAAGCCAACGAAAATGGTTGGTGGGTAGCAGAGATTATCTACGGTAGGTGGGATGTTAAAGAAACAGCTAAGAAGATATTTGATGCTGTTAAGAAGTACGAACCTATAGCAGTTGGGATTGAGAAGGGTATCGCTAGACAGGCGGTTATGCCCTACATGAACGACATTATGAAGAGAAGTCAAACCTTCTTTAGGGTTGATGAGCTTACACACGGTAATAAGAAGAAGACAGATCGTGTCGTATGGGCGCTGCAAGGGCGCTTTGAGAATGGTTACGTTAAGCTTAACAAGGGTGATTGGAACAACGAGTTCCTAGACCAACTATTCCAGTTTCCAAACAAACTAGTACATGATGACTTACCCGATGCATTATCTTACATTGAGCAACTTGCAAAAGTAGCTTATGTTTTAGATTTTGAAGAGGAAGAGTACGAGTACTTAGACACAATTTCAGGATATTAATATGGATGATGACAACAAATTTGCTAACCCAAAGTTAGAAAACTGGGTTATTAACAAAGCCGATGAGTGGCGTGATCACTATCAGGCTAACTACGAGCAAAAGTTTGACGAGTACTACCGTCTCTGGCGTGGTATTTGGGCTGCTGAGGATAAAACTCGTGATTCAGAGCGTTCACGTCTTATTTCCCCTGCCCTACAACAAGCCGTAGAGTCATCTGTAGCTGAAGTAGAGGAAGCTACCTTTGGACGTGGTAAGTGGTTTGACATTCGTGATGACCGCAACGACAAAGACCCACAAGATATTGCTTATTTACGTGAGCAACTAACAGAAGACTTCCATTTTACTAAGACACGTAAGGCTGTTGCTGAGTGTTTGCTAAACTCTGCTGTTTTTGGCACTGGTATTGGCGAAATAGTCATCGAAGAAGTCAAGGAAATGAAGCCAGCTACGCAACCTCTTATGGATGGTGCGATGGAAGCGGTTGGTGTTAACATTGTAGACCGTGTTGTTGTTAAACTACGCCCTGTTCTACCACAAAACTTCTTAATTGACCCTGTAGCTACTTCTATTGAGGATGCTTTAGGTGTTGTTATTGACGAATTTGTACCAACACACCAAGTTAAGCTAGGTATACAGAACGGTATCTATCGTGATGTTGATATTGAGACCGCAGCTACCGACATTAACTTGGAAGCAGACAAAGAGCTGTCTACTTTTGACGAAGATAAGGTACGCCTTACTAAATACTACGGTTTAGTGCCAAAACACTTGTTTAACGAGGCCATGTTAGACGAGGAAGATGATGATGAGATGTCTAAGACGCTGACATCTGATGACGATGAAGAAGAAGAGGAAGAGGGCTACGTTGAGGCAATCATTGTTATTGCCAACGGCGGTCAACTACTCAAGATCGAAGAGAACCCCTACATGATGCAGGATCGTCCTGTTGTAGCGTTTCCTTGGGATGTAGTTCCCTCTCGTTTCTGGGGTCGTGGTATCTGTGAGAAGGGTTATAACAGCCAGAAGGCGCTTGATGCTGAGCTTCGTGCTCGTATTGATGCCCTAGCCCTCACCGTGCATCCTATGATCGCTATGGACGCTTCTCGTATGCCTCGTGGGGCTAAGATGGAAGTACGTCCGGGCAAGACTATCCTGACTAACGGCAACCCTGCTGAAATCCTCCAGCCATTTAAGTTTGGTAACCTAGATCAGGTAACCTTTGCTCAGGCAGGTGAGCTTCAGAAGATGGTTCAGATGGCTACTGGTGCTATTGACGCTGCTGGCATCCCCGGCACTATCAATGGTGACGCTGCTGCTGGTGCTGTGTCCATGTCGATGGGTGCAATCATTAAGCGCCACAAGCGTACCCTGATTAACTTCCAAGAGTCCTTCCTGATCCCTATGATCGAGAAGACAGCATGGCGTTACATGCAGTTTGACCCTGATAACTACCCTGTTAGCGATTATAAGTTTGTACCTTCATCATCTCTGGGTGTTATTGCCCGTGAGTACGAGGTAACACAACTGGTTCAACTGTTGCAGACGTTGGGTCAAGATAGCCCAATGTACCCAATGCTGGTATCTGCTGTTATTGACAACATGGGTCTGTCTAACCGTGAAGAACTCATGGCTCAGTTGCAACAATCTATGCAACCTAACCCAGAAGCAGAACAACAAGCACAACAGGCGCAACAACAGCAAATGGAGCAACAGGCTCAGATGGCTCAGGCTCAACTTGAATTGATACAGGCTCAAACTATGGAAGCGCAAGCTCGTGCCCAGAAGTATTCAATCGAATCTCAATTGGAGCCAGAGGTTGTTAAGGCTAAGTTGGCGGCAGCTCTCTCTACTAACCTACAGACAGGTAACGCAGATGAAGCTGAATTCGCCAAACGAGCAAAGATTGCCGATCTAATGCTTAAAGAGAAAGACATACAAAGCAATGAGCGTATTGCTACTATGCAAATGCAAAGTAAACAAAACGCTTGACAAATTGTTAAAAGTGTGGTATAATAGCAACATCTCTCCTAACAAAGAAAGGAAAAAGAGATGGACAAAGAATTACAACAGTATTACGAAACGTTATTAGATTTGTTTTCCTCACAGGGATGGAAGCAATATGTAGAAGATATATCCGACAATATGGATTTGCTTCAGGATATTACTACCATTCCAGACGAGAAACAATTCTGGTTCCGCAGAGGACAAATAGAAGCGTTGCAGCGAGTCCTTTCTTACGAGTCATCGATTAAAAACAGTTACGAGGACTTTGAGAAGGAACAATATGCCTAAGCGTATCTATGAGTTTATCTGCTCAGACGATCACATTACAGAAGCTTACATCGATTCGGAACTCCGAACAACCGAATGTAAAGTGTGTGGTCAACCTGCTATCCGTATCGTTAGC